TGTTTTAATAGCGCCAGCTGTGTCTGGCTTAGGTCGGGCTTAAATGCTCCTGCTTTAAACGCATCGGTAACAAGAACAGCACCCTTGGTAAATGCCTCTGAAATACCAACTTGATCAACCGGAGGTACAGGAACACCACTGAGTGGAGTCTTTAAATTGAATGCCGGTGCTCCAGTGGGAGAAGCCAAGCCAAAATTCATTTTCTCGGCATACTGCATATCGCCTGTTGCTTGTGTAAAAGCGCCTAGTGGACTTTGAGCCTGGATTGCAGTTTGTGCTTCTGTATAGCCAAGTTGACCCGGCTTCAGCTTTTGTGCTAAACGAGGATTTGTTGTGGCCCAAATCTGCAGGCCGATCTTTTCTTTTTCCTCGGGAGTGGCAGCAGTGTTATAAGCCTTTGTTAAATCAGCAACCTTATATTTTTTAGAGAGTTGATCTTGTTCTGCTAACTGAGTAGCACGACGCTTTTCTTCCAAATAAGCACGTTCGCTCGGCGTGGATGCACTGCTTAAAGCCGTAGTGTCAGGCTCTGGCTCTTCCATGGAAGGAACCTTGAAAGGTTCTTTTTCTGCGCCATATTTGCCCCACATATTCGTTTTTACAGCATAGTTTGCCATTGCTTGGCGGCGCTGCGGAGTATCCTGGGGAGGACTCGAACCTTCTAATTGGGTTAAGGCAAGAATTGATCCGGGTACACTAAGAGGATTAAATAACGATCCAATCGCTGCAAGGGGATTGATACCGCCAGGGGTCTGCGCTGTCCCCTTGATTCGAGCAGCTGCTGCCTGAGCATCACGGGTGGTCTGCGCTCTAGAACGCTCCAACATTCCTTCTCCTGTAAAACGAGGAGTAAATGTCGTGGGCGCTTTAAAAGGTCTTTGCGTTGCCATTGTTATCGCCAAACCTCATGTAGATAAATACGGGAGCCCACAGCAGTATCAGCGGGGCCTGGAAGTGCTTGAATAAATTCAGCACCAGAACGTTCGTAACGATAACGAGCCTGGAAAGGATCCTTGTAGTTAGGAACGTAAAGAATGCCAGCAAGACGATTTGTTTCGTAGAGATAAATCTCGTCCCAAACCTTCAGTGCTTCCTTGGCGTTGCTGGAGCGAATCGTACGATCCACGTCACCGGCAATGCTTTCTAACCGCGTCGAAGGAGAAGTTGCAACTTCTGTTTTCTTTTCAGCGGTATCGCAACGACCGATCTGGATTGTGATTTTGTCATAGAAGTATGAATCCGGGACGGTATTCATTGCTTCTTCTAGACGAGCGTAATCACCCGCAGGAACAGAAACCGTGAAATACCCCAGGTGATACCTGACTCTACTTTTGTCGAAGTCAGAGAGCCGCACTTCTATTTCTCCTTATCTTTTAATTATAAAAGCAAGTAATCAACCAAAAAGTCCGCCCAGGTAATCAGAGGTAGCTGCAGTTTTACCCGAGAGGAAGGGATTACCTCCACGATAGGAATCTAAAAACCCCATGGGATTTAAGGCCTGGGAAAGCAATCCACCAACAATTTGCCCTTTTAACGTATCTTGCAAAGAAGGACCCGCCACCTCTTCTTTTTTATTTTGAAGTTGTGTGCCATACATAAACGCTTTTAAAATATCGTCAGTTCGGGAATCAGTCGGTAAACCTGCAGTTTCAACTGCGTCAGAAGGGCGCGTGGTAGCCGCAGAGGGGAGTTCGCTTAAGTGAAAAACGCCCAATTCATAAGGCCCTGTGCGCAACGAAGAGACGTTTCCAGCGGCGCCACGACCCGCGTGTGTACTAACACTGCCTTGGCCACGGAAACGCAGCTGTGTGCCGGGGGCAAAGGCAATGTCCATTCCCCCATGTTCTGTGGATGCGCCCGGTGCAGGAGCCTTGCGCGGCCCCATTTCACTTGTGACCGTGCCAGCTGGATTCAGAGAAAAACCTTGCTTTTCGTTTCCATATACCGAAGACCAGTTTTTTGCGCCGGGAGGTAAAACTTCTAAGTATTGTCCTATATCTTTACGCGCAATATTAAGAGGTATGCGCTTGCCGTCCTTCTTTAATTCGAAATGAAAATGCGGCCCCGTGGCAACACCAGTTGCACCCTGTCTACCAAGGTTTAAATATGAGTTCATATCTTTTTCTTTTTATTTTAAAACTAAAAACCCCTGGTTTCCCAGGGGCTTGGAGGAGATGAGTGTTAGACGCGGATTAGGTCAGCCGCCAAAACAGAATCCCAATCAACCCGTTTGATTTGCTTCAGCTGTTCGAGATTGTTGAATCTTTCACCCGACAAGGACATCTGGAGATCTTTGATCTCACGCGCTGTTTTTAGGCCGATACCCTTGATGTGATCTGCGATCATCTGAGCGGTCGCCGCATTAATGTTGAGGCGATTGTCGGGCGGGAAAGACCGGGGTTCTTCTTTAGCCGCTTTATCTTTTACCTGAAGAGTTTTAACAGTTTTTGTTGCTGCTTCGTCAGGTTCAAGTTCTTGTTTGTAAGCGGTATAAAGGCGACCGTCCTGATCTTCGACCATGAACCAATCGCCGTTATCCCATTCACTTACAATTTTGACGCGAGCGCCAGTCTTTCTGTGCTGGTAGAGCATAAGGACCAGAAGAATATTCTGGTCCTAGTTTACCCTAATCAGCTAACTGTGCGACCGGTCAGGTAACCGTCGATATCTTCGTAGCCAGGAGCTTCGTCCGGCTGGACGTAGCACACTTCAACCACGAGGTAACCAGTGCGACTGGCAGATGCATCACCACTGGAGATGTAGAAACCACCGGAAGTGGTCAGGCCAGTGGTGGTGCCACGGGCGAACACCTTGAAGGTGGTAGCGGCAGTCACCTCATAGTTCACCACGGAACCAGAAACGCCAGCAGCACCGGTAGCAGTGAGGAAAGCGTTGGTGCTATAAGCAGCCGAGCCACCAGCGAAGAAGACTTCGCCGGGCTGGGAGCCGGAGGTGGTAGAAGCCAGGTTGGCCTGAGCCACAGATTCACCAACGCCTGTGGAAGCCACAGGACCGCTGGAATCGCGGCAGAAGCTGATCACGTTACCGGTAGCGGCATACACACCGGAAGCCACACGACCGTCGCCCCAGCCAGAAGCCACGGATACGGTAGCGCGATACACATAAGCAGGCAGGGTGGCACTACCAGAGATCACCATGCCGGTGATGTCGGGGCGGGTGTCGTCCTGGCGGTAAGGCGAAGGAACGATCACGTTGCCGGTGCCGATTGCGCCGCCACCAGAGGTGGCGGTCACGGGGACATAGCCACGCTGCTGGAAATAGCGGTAGCCGGGGACGGCCAGCACCGAAGTGGGGCCGCCCTTGGAGGCGTTGTTGATACCGTCATCGTTGGTGTCAACGTTCTTGTACCAGCCGTTCAGAGGCTCTGCCCAGTTGCCCGGGTAGATTTTTTTAGCAGACAAATAGGTCATTTATCTTTTCCTTAAGGGTTAACTTTTATAGTTATCAGACAGTGCCGTCGTCCTGAACGAAGCTGTAAGCGGTGGTCACGAAGTCCTTGTTCAGGATTTCGAAGCCAGCGTACAGTTGCCAAATCAGGATGATGAAGCGGCTGAAGTCGTCGTTGTTGTTGATGAGCACCTGAGCGTTCGGGCCGCCGATGCCAACGCCGATAGCCTGAGGGCCGAAGAAGTAGCCTTGGGCAACTTCCTTAGAAGCGTAGGTGGAGCCACCATCGAAGGAGGCGTTCACGTTCTTGATCGGGAAGTTGGTCGACTCGTTGAACTTAACGCCTTCAAACTGAACGCCGGTAGGCATCACGGGTTCACCAGCCAGGAAGTAAGCCTGACCAGCTTGGGGACCCATGTAGAAGCTGGCGTTGTTAGGCATCATGGGGTTGCCCATGTACATGCCTTGGCCAGGGTTGCCGCTGTAACGGGCGATCTCACGGAAGTCAGGATCACGACGCAGGTGCATCATGAAGGTGGGATCGCAGATGCAGCGATACAGACCATCAGCGAAGGTGGGGACGTTGCGCTTACGCAGGTCCTTAACCACGGTCAGCAGGTCGGTGCGCACCTGGAACTGCTGCACTTCATTGCCATACTCGGTGCCGGTGTAGGACACGCGACCAGAAGAGTCTTTGGTCTTACCACCAGCGAAATAGTAACCGCCCTGGGTGGAGGAAGCGGCACCATTGGCTTCAGCTTTAGAGAGTTCGTCAATAAAGACGCGGTCGCGCCAACGGCGATAGTCGTCGAGCAAGGTCAGCGAACCGATGCTCTGGTGGAACATGTTCAGGTTGCCGGTGTCCAGCAGCAGGCGCTGGGCGGTAACCAGGGTTTCACGAGCAATCTTGAAGGTGCTGGGCTGGGTCGGATCGCCCGGGTCCGCAGGACCGGTGTATTCCTTCAGCACAACAAGCACCTTCTCTTTGGTGATGTTGCGGCTGTTGGCAGTACCGATGGTCTGGTCAGCAATACGCTCGCGGCTGTCCTTAGTACCAGGGGTACCCCAGAACTTGTAGCGATCCAGCTGAACGGTTTGACCGGGCTGGCGGGTGAAGTCGTGGACAACCACGGGCTCAACCGCCATTTCAGCGATGTAAGCAGGGTGGGGACGGTAGAGTTCCGCACCCAAAATCTTTGGAAAGTCGTTCTCCTGGTCTCTAGTTTCTTAGAGGGGTGGACTATCTCTTCATCCCTGTGGGATGCCGGACGCTAAATCTGGTATTACGTAACAAGAACGTGTTACCCCCAGTAGTCTCTGCACCTTCCAATCACGCTTGATTGGCTTGGCTCAGGATTACCCTCGTCTTTACGTTAGGGCTTCCCTGAATTCATCCGGTTTGCACTCACCAATTGCTTGATGAGGTGACAACGTTGAGCGTTCAGTTGAGGAATGCTACAGTCGTGGAAACTTGTTTATAAACAAAATGAATCCAAAACTTGTACCTGGATTTGGAAATCTTTACTTAACTGAGGAAGGAAAAGCTTTTGAAAAACAACTTGATCAAAAAAACCAAGAATATTTTGTGGAGCTTCCCATTCGTTCTACCAGTTCTTACGACCGTATTTCAGTCCTTGTAGATGGAAAAAGAGAACGTTTTCATCTTCACGTCTTGATGGCAGTTGCTTTTTTAGAGTTGGATTTACGTTCTCATGGAACGAATAATCTTTCCCTACAAGTCGATCACATTGATAACAACAAGAGAAATAATCGAGTTGAAAATCTTGAGATCGTTACCAAACAAGAAAATTTAACAAGGGCCTGGAAAACGGGTTGTTATAAGAACAATGGTTTTGCCAGTAAAGGAAAGCCGAAGAATTCATTGAGAAAGTTTTCTTCGGATGACGTGATTCAAATTAAAACTTTAAAAGCAGCTGGTCTTTCTTATCGAAAAATTGCTGAAAAGTTTAACTGCAATCACGTAGCTATTTACCAAATCTTGAAGGGGCAAACCTACCAGGATCTGAACTAGCTATCAATAAACACCTTTGTTTATCCTCCGAAATTAGGTTTTATCGGGTGAAAGACTTGGCTGTTGCCTCATCTGTAAAAATTTTAACAGCCAGTAATCTATTAAGACTACTGGCTGAAAAAAATCACTCCATTACAAACAGTTTGTTTGCAACGGTCTGAGGCTGGGCTTGATTCAGAACACGCCAGGCATTCTGGGGATCACGAGCCATCATCTCACTGAAATTGCCCCAGAAATTCTCGGGGGCCTGGGGAGCAGCGGCAGCCGGGGGAGCGGGCAGCTGACCCAGTTGGGGCTGAGCCACGGCTTGGGTAGGATAGCCGCGAGTCTCCAGTTGAGCTTCGTTTTCGTACACGGGATAGGGACCTTCAGGACCGAAGAATTTCAGCGTGTAATCGCTGAGCACGTCGGGGTTGGTCAGAATTTCGTTGTAAGCCAGGTTCTCCTGGTGCTCGTTGACAGAGAACTCGGCGTAGCCTTTGATCGTGTCAGCGGCGCGGTTTCCCCACGCGACGGCGCTGTCCAGCATTTGCTCCAGGTTTAGAGCGTAATTGTTCAGCAGAGCCGGAGCTTCGATCCCGAACGCGTCCATCACCTGACGGCTTTCCTGGCTCATTCCCACCAGGTCCGCGATTTGCTCCAAGGAGGGAGTCGAGGAAGTTTGGGAAGAGCTGGGCGAGGATGCCGGGCTGGGAGACCAGGTCTGCGGAGCCGATTGTTGCGTAGCTTGGCTGCTGTACTGTCCGTAATTGGCCGGG